TGGTGAACGGAAGGCGGCTGGTGGGCGGTATTGGATCAGAAGTCAGAAGTTCGGAGAAGCACCGGTTTATTATATCCATTTCAAGGGCGAACCGGTCAAGGTGGCCCCACAGGTTCTTGATGGCCGCTTGGGTGCTGTACCCTTTCCCACAACCATCAATGGTTTCTTGCATTTGGTAGGATCGCAGTTGCTTATAAGGCTTGTTCACATACGCTGAACAATGCTTGAACGCTGAACAGAGGGAAGAACGGTTGGATTCCCCCAGCTTCGGGGCCTTCTTTTCTTTCCAGAGGTCAAAAAGCTGTTGAAGGGTGATCTTGGCCCGGTCAACATCCCAAGGATCACGGTTGTATTCAGCAAGCATGATGTTCCCGGCTTCACGGGTTTCAGCATAGCCGATAATGTCATAGATGGGGTGGCCTTTGTCATTCCAACCTATGGTTTTCTTCACAATATATGGGCGGCGGCGTTGGCCTGATAGCTTTGCAACCGTTCCATACCCGTTTGGATTTCGCATTATATCACCTGAACTTTCAAAATTGGGTATGGCAAAGCTAAACCCCATGTGATATAATGTTCAAAGGCGTTTGAAACATTAACTTCAAAAGGGTTTGTTTCGCCTGACCGCTTCCGGTGTGCAAGACCGGGGGCGGTCATTTTTTTTTGCATTTGTTCCATATCCGTTCCGCTTAAAACCCTTGCGGGGTGTGGCTTTGAGAGAATGGAACACTTGGAACGGATATTATATTACTTCAAAGAGTAGATAAAAAATATAAAAGTAAAAGAGTATATAGAGAACCGGCGCTTTATCTGTTCCACCTGTTCCAAAGCCTTGATTTTCCTGTGTTTTCAGGGATTGGACGGCGGAACGGATGTGGACAGATCAAGTTTGGCAAGTTCACCTTTGACCTGTTCCAGAACTTCAGGATATTCAGAATCAGGGTTCATGGAATATTGATCTTCGTATTCTTTCAGGGTGTTCAGATACCGGTTCCAATGGGTGGCTTTGGCCTTTGCGGTTTTCAGTTCATCAATCTTGGCTTTCTGATCGGAATAGGAATCCAACAAAACCCGTTCTTTCTGACTATCAGCCGCCTTGAAGAAAGAAGCTGGAAGATCAGATGCGTAAGGGATGATCCCGGCCTTGGCCGCTTGATCCACCGTCAGGGCTATTTGCATACCATATTCATAGCGGGAAAAGAATGTTTCAAGGTTCTTTGTCTTTTCAAAGATGTTCAAGCAATCTTGAACAATCCGCACATGGTTTTTGGCTTCTGCTACGGTGTAGGCCCCCGGCATGGATTTAATAGCCCGATCCGGGTTCAGATTGGAATGAACCTGAATGGTGGGTTCTGTTTTAGGTGGGGCCTTCTGTTTTGCCGGTTTCGGTTTTCGCTTTCGGAAAATCAGAAATAAAATCAAAGCACAGATAGCGTCCATAAGGACAAACACCGGAAGAAGATTAGGTTCCATGAAGATACACGCAGTATAAACAAACATTGCTGTTCCAAGAAAGTACCCAACTACGCCTTTCAAGAACTTCTTCATCCCGCCACCGCCTATCTTACATCACTTTGGAAGGCCACAGCTTTTCCAAGGATGATAATGTGATCCAACTGTTCCCCGGTATAAACTAAATCTTCATAGTTAGAGTTTTCGGCCTTCAGAATCAATAGATTTTTTTCGGGATAGTAATTCACCCGCTTCAGGGTTGCTTCATCATCAATGATAACAGCGGCAATTTCGCCATTGTTCACCATTTCCTGTTTTCTGATGAACACAATATCCCCGTCATAGATTCTGGCCCCGATCATGGAATCACCCTTGGCCTTCAAGCAGAAATCAGCGTCAATATTGGCCCCAGCTTCCACATACAGTTCCTTTTCTTCATTCGCCATAATGGGTTTCCCGCAAGCAATGTCACCGAGCAGACGAAAACGCTTTGTAGAAATTGGGATGATATTATCAAACTTCACCTGTGGTTGTGACGGTTCGACCACCACAGATTTATTGATGCTTTTCAACCAATCATTCCGGTTCGGAATGTCTGATCTTCCCATGAGGTAATCCAAATCAACATTGAAATAGTCAGCAATGGTTTCCATAGATTCAAGGCCCGGTTCCCGTTCGCCCCGTTCATACATATTTACACTACTTTTAGAAAAACCAAGCTGATCCGCCAAGTTCTGTTGAGATAGGCGGCGTTCGGTTCGTAATTGCTTGAACCGATCAGAAAACTTCGGCATAAGTACACCCCTTTCAGAAGTCTTTCTATAATTCATTATACACATTATGTGCACAAAGTCAATCCGTCGATGTGCACAATTAGTAACACATTTCTTCGTGCACAATTTGTGTTCAGTTGCGCTTGACTTTGAGCACATATCGTGTATAATGATAATCAGACGAGCACAAAAGGTGCACGGCGAAAGGGGAACACAATATGAAGAAGTTCAGCGCAATAGTCAAGGACGGAACCAAAACCGTTTTCATCACCAATCAGGAATACCGGACAAAGGCCGACTTCATTCATGATCTTCGATGCAACGGGTACAAGGTCAATCCGATGAAGGTCAAGACTTCCCGGACTTTCGATTACATCATCAATCACACCGACTGTAACCCGTGGGATTGGAAGCTTACTGATAAAGAAGTTGATGATATTACGGATTATCACCCCGGAAGGAGTATGTGAGATATGGAAGTTTGGAAAGAAAACAAACAGACGGGCCTTTCTTGTGGGATCAATGACTTTGGTGAATTGTTCCTTGGCAATAAAGGAAGCGGATATAATTTACCAGACACCCCCGAAAATCGTGAATATATTTTGAATGATTTTAACTATTGGAATCAATAAGCCGAAACGGGCCTGATGGCCCGTCCACCGGAACCGCCCCACCGGTGCTGATGATGGCAGGGCAACAGCGACAACATGAGCGCCCCCGGTTTATGGGTTCGGGTATTGGGTATCAATCCCCATGTAAAAGATATGACCGCCCGGAAATTGCTTGTTGGGGCTTTGGCTGTTCTAATTCTAAAGAAAGGATGTGCAAATATGAGTGTTGGCAAGAAACTTCGGGAACTGCGTGGGAGCAGAACCCAAGACGAAATCTCCAAGGAACTTGGGATCACCAAATCTTCTTATGCCATGTATGAGCGTGATGAACGGGTTCCCCGTGATGAAGTGAAGGTTCGCATTTCCAATTTCTTTGGCGTTTCGGTTCAGGAACTTTTTTTTTAACTAAATCGAGCACATATAGTGTTCAATAGGAGTAAGCACCATGAATGAAGTCAGTTTGAAACCGGTCATTGATGAACTTGAAACCTTGTTTTCAAAGTTCAACAAAGCCTTCTTTGAAGGGAAGTTGGAAAAGCCTGTGATCACCGTTTCCCCGGATCATACCCGTGGGGCCTACGGCTGGTGTACCGCTTGGAAGGCTTGGCAAGATGGCACCAAGGAAGGCGGTTATTACGAAATCAACCTGTGTGCCGAATACCTGAACCGTCCCTTTGAAGAAACCTGTGGAACCTTGCTTCACGAAATGGTTCACCTTCAGAACCTTCAGGACAATGTTCAGGACACTTCCCGTTCTGGTTCCTACCACAACCGGAAGTTCAAAGAAACCGCTGAAGCCCACGGCCTGACCGTGGAGAAAGGCGAAAAGTACGGATGGCACAAAACCGCCCTGAACCCGCAAGCTGAAGCCTTCGTGAAATCCCTTGGCAAATCCGGGTTCTGTCTGGTTCGACCCCGTACCAATCCGCTGAAGGGTTCCCGGAAGGGGGGGGGATCAAGTTCCCGCAAATATGTTTGCCCTTGTTGCGGAACCATCATCCGGGCCACCAAGGAAGTTCATGTTCTCTGTGGGGAATGTGAAGTGGCCTTTGAAGAACAGGAGTGATAACCAATGAAGTTGATTGACACCAAGGATTGGAAGGCCGTTCACTTCAAGGATCGAACCATTTTGAGAAGTAACCGCAATCTTTACCCGGAAGCTGATTGGTGGGCTTTGGTTTCCACCGTGGATGTGGAACCGATGAAGGAACCCGGTCATTTCAAGGTGGTAAGCCAATGATGATCACCCGCCAAGTTCGCTGTAAGAAGTGTGGGGAAATGTTTCCCCTGACCTATCCCGAAAAGCTGTCCGACATTGGCCGGGATGTTATTTCTTACTGTCCGCCGTGTTTACACACGGAAATCTTGAAAAATGAAAGGAGTACGCACAATGACCACCTTTGCAGAGCGTTTGAAGAACGCTATGGAACAGGCCAACATGAGCCAATCCGCCCTGTCTGAACAGGCCGGGGCTTCCAAGGCCGCTATCAGCCAATACCTTTCCGGGAAGAACACCCCCGGCCCTGACCGTATCAAGGCCCTTGCCGATGCAACCGGCGTTTCCTTTGATTACCTGATGGGTTATGGAGCCGCCCCGGTTGCGGAACCGCCCATCAAGAAGATCAGCGTGAAGGAAGCCGCCCGGTGCATGGGGAAATCTGATCAGTTCGTCAGAATCGGCCTTCAGCGTGGCCTTCTTCCCTTCGGGAACGCTGTTCCCGGAACCGGCGCTTGCTGGAATTACTACATCAACCCCACCAAGTTCCGTGATTATGTGGGCGCTGATCAGTTCAATTCCTTCTTCGGCCTTACGGCCTGAAAGGGGAACACCGATGGATAACACCCGTGATGAACTGTTGGATTTGATCAGGAACGCCACCAACATTGATATGATTTGCTTCTTCGCCATGATCTATGTGGTTGCGCCCGATTCCCCCCCCTATACGCCTATCGCCACCCGTGGCGAACTGAAGAAGGCAATTAAGCAGTTGCGGAGCGCCCAGCATAGCCCGGATTGCCCCGCTGAAATGTCTGAAGGCTTTGAAACGGCGATTCAGTACATCCGCCGTGAATGGCTTCACCAATGAAAGGATGGTTTATATGCTTCAGATCGGAATGATCGTTAAAATCTTGCCCGATGCGGAATACAGCGGCAAGTTCACCGGCTACATCGGTAAGGTGAAGAATTACTTTTCGCAGAACAAGAAGGTTGGCGTGGAACTTTTTCAGCAGACGAATGACGCAAGTTCCAAGGGCCTGTTTTGGTTCTCTGAATCCAAGGTGGTTGCGGCGGGTAGTCTGCCTGATGCCATGATGGAATATATCAAGGCCGATCTTAACGCCACCTTTGGCGTTGCAAATCACATCCGCCGTTCCCGTCAGACCGGCCTTCCGCAGATCAAGAAGGTCATTTATAGCGGCCCCAAGACAATCATTCTGTGGGCCGACAACACCAAAACCATTGTTTCCTGTGGGGAAGCGGATGCCTATGACTACTATTCCGGTTTCTGTGCCGCTGTGGTCAAGAAACTGTTCGGTTCCACCACCCACGCCAAAAAGGTTTTGGGTGATTCCATTCAGATCAATGATTAACCTGTTTCAGCACCAGCAACAGGCCCTTGATGAAACCGAGGGGAAGAACCGGGTGGCCTATTACCTTGATATGGGCCTTGGGAAAACCTTTGTTGGTTCCAAAAAAATGATGAAGCTGAACAAGCGGATCAATCTGGTGGTGTGCCAATGTTCAAAAGTTCAAGACTGGATTGAACATTTTCAAGACCACTACACCCGGAATTGTGTGTTCGACCTGACCAACCCCAAAACCTTCAAATGGTTCTTTGAACAGGTTCAGCATGAAGTTCCAACCCTGATGATTGGCGTGATCAACTACGAACTGACTTTCAGGCGGAATGTGCTGAAAACCCTGACCGGCTTCACGCTGATGTTGGATGAAAGTTCCCTGATCCAGAACGAGAACGCCAAACGGTCAAAGTTCATTCTTGGGCTGAAACCGGATAATGTGATCCTTCTGTCAGGCACCCCCACGGGTGGCAAGTATGAAAACCTGTGGAGCCAATGTCAACTGTTGGGGTGGAAGATTTCAAAAGAACTGTTCTGGAAGCAGTACATTCAAACGGAATGGGTTGAAACCGATGGATTTTGGCGGCAACAGATTACTGGCTATAAGAATGTTGACCGGCTGAAGATGAAGCTGGCCGAACATGGGGCCGTTTTTATGACCACCGAACAGGCCGGGATCAGCCTTCCAAAGCGGAACTGGATCAAGGTCAAAACCCGTCCTTCACCCCTTTATTGGAAGTTCTGGAATGATCGTTATGTTGCGATTGACAGCGCCAACCTTGGTGAATTTGAACTGGATGCTGATTTCTACGGTTCCAATGCCCATTGTGAACGGGAACTGATTGGCGATACCAGCTTGACCCGCCGCCTTTATGCCCGTCAGCTTTGCGGCCTATACAACCCGGCCCGTTATGAAGCCTTCCGGGATTTGGCGAACAGCACGGAAGATCGCTTGATTGTGTTCTATAACTTCACAGAAGAAATGGAACGCCTGAAAGGGATTGTCAAGGGCCTGAACCGGCCTGTGTCTGTTCTTTCCGGTGAAGAAAAGAACTTGGATGCTTACCGCTACCAGCATAACAGCATTACCTTCATTCAGTATCAGGCCGGTGCAATGGGCGGCAACTTCCAGCTTGCCAACAAAATCATTTACTTCAGCCTTCCCCAAGGTTCTGAACTGTGGGAGCAATCCCAAAAGCGTATTCACCGCCTTGGGCAAGAACGGCCCTGTTTCTATTACCTGATGATCTGTCCGGGAACGGTTGAAGAAGATATTCTTGGAGCCTTAAAACAGCGCAGAGATTACACGGATGAATTGTTCCGCAAGTATGAAGAAGGTGAAAGACGATGATTGATTTAACCGGAAAACGCTTTGGAAATCTGTTGGTTCTTTCCAGAGCAGAAAGCCCCAACAAACAAGCGGCTTGGCTTTGCCGTTGCGATTGCGGCAATGAAACCGTGGTTCTTGGTTGGAACTTACGATCAGGCCACACGATTTCTTGTGGATGCGTTCACAAAACCGCCTTGAAGAACGGCTTGCGTTCTACCCACGGAATGATTCATTCCCGCCTATATGGGATTTGGGAGGATATGAAAAGCCGCTGTTTCAACCCCAATACTCCGCAATTCAAGTATTACGGTTCCCGTGGAATTGCTGTCTGTGATGAATGGCGCAACAGTTTTCAAGCCTTCCACGATTGGGCCATGTCGCACGGTTATTCCGATGAACTGACCATTGATCGGATAGACAATGACAAAGGCTATTCCCCTGATAACTGCCGATGGACAACCGCTGAAGAACAAAACCGAAATAGAAGGTGTGTCAAATGAACTATTCAGAAAGTATGAGCAAGCGGCAACAGCGCCGCAAAGCCCTTAACCAGCGGTTCAGGCGGATGTTCCTTGTGGCCCTTCTGATGGGCCTTGCAATGGGGTTTATATTTGGGCGCTGTTCTGCTGTCAACAGCAAGGCCCCGGATGCCCCCATTGAACCGGATCAGTTTACCACCGTGACCCCGGATGTGACCTTGGAGCCGGTGGAAACTCCGCTGGTGGAAGAACCCGCCGAACCTGAACCGGTGTTGTTGGGCAGTTTCAGAATTACCGCCTATTGTTCCTGTGAAAAGTGTTGCGGTGAATGGGCCAAGAACCGGCCCAACGGCATTGTGTATGGTGCCGCTGGTGTGGAACTGAAAGCCGGTGTTTCCTGTGCTTCCCCGCTTCCCTTGGGAACCGTGGTGGAAGTGGAAGGCTTGGGTGAATACATCGTTCAGGATCGCCCCGCCCAATGGGTGATTGACAAATACGGTGAAAACCAGATCGACATTTATTTTGACAACCATGAAGCCGCTTCCGCCTTTGGTCTGAAGCAGTTGAATGTTTATCTGAAAGGAGAACCAGAAAAATGATCAAATGTAACAACGAATGTCCTATGAAGAAGTTCAATGGGTGTTGTCATTTCTGCCCGGATCGTGGTTTCTGTGAATACTCTTGTTCCGAGGATCACAACACCTGTGGAGAAGCCACCTTCGATGAAGAAACGGCCCTTCAGGAGTTCAAGAACACCCAGCTTGCCACCCTGAACGCCATTGCTTCCCTGACCGCCCACAAGAAGGCCATTGAGGATCAGGAAAAGGAAATGAAGGCTAAGTTGTATGAAGCAATGGTGAAGTTCGGCGTGGATAAGTTTGAATCCGATGTTCTGAACCTTACCCTTGTGAAGCCCACCAATGCCACCAGCATTGATTCCGCCAAGCTGAAGAAGAAATACCCGGACATTGCTTCCGAGTGTTCCAAGACCACCGCCAAGGCCGGTTATGTGAAGATCACGCTGAAGGGTGGTGGGAATTGATGGTGAAAACGGAACAGGAATGGCGGGATGAAGTTAATGCTTTAAGGGCTGAAAACATGGAACTTCACAAAGCCCTTCAGGAAAAGAAAACTTCTGTAAATCTTGTGAATGTTCGATGGTTTGATGGGTATTTGGAAACCTTTGAAGCGTTGGAAATTCGGTTTGGAAATTCTTATCTATGGATGCGCCTGATTGATGGGCAGAATCGCCACATCCCCCTTCATCAGGTACGGTGGTTTTCATTGAGCAAGGAAAGCCATGCCGTGAAGGGTGAGGCTTCCTGATGGCCGGTGAAAAGAACTTTGAAAACCGCCTGAAGGACTGGTTGGAATCTGAAGGCATTTACCCATTGGGCCACCCTGAAGATAAAATGACCGTTCCGCCTTGTGGTTTCTATGAAAAGCGTTGGGGTGGAAGCCGGTATGTGAAAAGCGGCCTTCCCGATATGCGGATCACCGTGAAGGGCATTGCCCTTGAAGTGGAGCTGAAGGCCACCGATGGAACCCCATCTGTGCTTCAGAAGCGTAATTTGGCCCAAATCAACGGTTCACAGGGGTTCGGGTTCATCCTTTACCCGGAAGGCTTTGAAGCCTTCAAGACTATTGTGAAAGGGGTGAAACAATGCGAGTTTCCCACAGCCGGGTTGAAGTCTTTGATAGATGCCCATACAAATACCGCTTGCGATATGTGGAAGGGATAGACACGATCCCGAACACGGACGCAGACAACGCCCTGATCCTTGGCACCGCCCTTCACACCGGCATTGAAGAAGGGGTTGAACAAGCCCTTGACTTCTACAAGAACAGCTTCCCGGTTCTGACGGATGATCACATTCATGAAATGATGAAGTTGGAAGCCATGATCCCCAAGGCAAAGGCCATGTTGCCACCGGGCGGAACCTTTGAACTTCCAATCGGGAACGCTGATTTCATCGGCTTTATGGATTATCTGCTTCCCGTGGGGAAGGGCCTGAAGCTGGATGGCCTGATCACTGGTGAAGATTTGAATGAATTTGAAGCGTTTGATCTGTACGATTTCAAGTATTCCAACAACGCCAAGAACTACGCCGTTTCCGGTCAGCTTCACGAATACAAGTATTGGTATGAACTGACCCATCCCGGCCACCGGATCAGGAATATGTATTTCCTGATTGTTCCCAAGCCCAAGATCAGGCAGAAAAGCACCGAAACCCTTTCCCAATTCCGTGACCGCTTGCAAGCGGCCTTGAAAGATGCTGAACCAACGCTGATGCCGGTTCAGTACAACCCCATGAAGATTGTGGACTTCCTGACCGATGTGAAACACATGGTTGAAGCCACAGACTTTCCCAAGAACCCAAACCATTTTTGTGGATGGTGTGAGTATGAAGAATATTGCCAGAAAGGATGGGATTATATGTTACTTCCCAAGAATGAACGCCGTGATCTGAACGCCACCAAGAAGAAGGTTGTGTGGCTTTACGGCGCACCCTTCAGCGGCAAAACCTTCTTTGCCAATCAGTTCCCCGATCCCCTGATGTTGAACACGGATGGCAACATCAAGTTTGTGGATGCCCCCTATATCGCCATTCGTGACACCGTAACGGTGGAAGGCCGTATCACCAAGCGCCGTTTGGCCTATGAAGTGTTCATGGATGCCGTTACCGAACTGGAAAAGAAACAGAACGATTTCCGAACTATCGTGGTTGACCTTCTGGAAGATGTTTATGAATCGTGCCGGGTTTACATCTGTGACCGTCAGGGCTGGAAGCATGAATCTGATGATTCCTTCCGTGCGTGGGATATGGTCAGAAGCGAGTTCCTGAACACCCTGAAGCGGCTTGTGAATCTGGACTATGAAAACATCATCCTGATCAGCCATGAGGACAGAAGCCGTGACCTGACCCGCAAGGGCGGTGATAAGATCAGTTCCATCAAGCCGAACCTTCAGGATAAGGTGGCAAACAAGGTGGCCGGTATGGTTGATCTGGTGGCCCGTATCGTGGCGGACGATGATGAACGGGTTCTGTCTTTCAAGACTTCTGAAGTGATCTTCGGCGGTGGCCGTTTGACCGTCCGTGATAAGGAAATCCCGCTGACCTATGACGCTTTCTGTGAAGTCTATGAGGAAGCCAATCAGAAGGCCGCAGGAGCCGTGAAGCGTGGCGGCAATACCCCGGCTACCCCCGCACCTGAAACCACCGACACGCCCACCACAGCGCCCAGCAGAAGGGGCAGAAAGGCCAAGACTGCAACCCCGCCCCCGGCTGACAACTATGATCCGGTTGAAGATGCGGCAAAGGCGGCTTGTGGTGATCCCGATACCGTTGCTGAACCGGCCACCGGTGACACCCCGCCTTGGGATAATCTTCCCAAATGCCCGGATGGTGAACGCATTTTCAGACAGCACGATCAGAACCCGGAAATCCCCCTTTGCCCGTCCATTGACGCTGGCCACCGTTGCCACAAGGAAGGCGGCCCCGATGGTTGCCCACTGTGGGATCGCCCCAAGGCACAGGCAGAGGAACCCGCACCCAAGACAGATGCCAACCCGCCCCGCCGTACCCGGAAGAAGCGTGAAGAATAATGGCTGATGTGCTGATGATTGCCGGGAAGCCTGAAACCATCTTCAAGGCCCGTGATTTTGAATATCTGGTTGAAAAATACATGGGCTATGAAGCGGCCAAGTATTTCCGGGAATACGCTGAAAAAGCTGATGAAGAAGTCAGATCGGCCAAGGCCGGCGAAAACACAGACCTTGCTTCCTATGAAGCTGACCTTGAAAGCAATCACAGAGCCTTTCAGGACATTCAGACGGAAGCCGCAGTTATCACGGGTGTTCTTCAAGAAAAACGGATAAACCGTGAGAAGATCGCCCATGCAATCAGGGAAATTGGAAAAATTCTTTCCAACCAAATATAAAAACAACATTTTTGGAGGTAAAAACTATGGCTATTGATTTTGACAAGATTGATCGTTCTGTTGATCTGAAGGGCCTTCAGGCTGATGTGGAGGATGCCAAGAAGAACGGCGGCGGGGATTTCCCCACCATTCCCGCTGGCAAGTATGAAGTGAAGCTGGAAAGCATGGAGATCAAAGGCACCAAGGCCGATCCCAACCGCCCCATGCTGGCCGTGTCCTTCAAAATCCTGTCCGGTGAGTTCAAGAACCAGCGCCTTTTCATGAACCGTGTCCTTTACGGCACCAAGAATGACAAGAACATGATCGCTTCCGCTATGGGCTTCCTTGAAAAGCTGGATTCTGGTGTTCCTATCAGCTTCACCAGCTACAAGCAGTTTGCCCAGCTTGTTCTTGATGTGGCGGAAGCTATTGATGGAACCTTGGAATATGCGGTGGACTATGATGATTCCCGCTTCAATTCCATCACTGTTGAGGAGGTTTTTGAGGTTGAAAACTGACCGCAGATTTTTTATAATCAAATCGAGCACAAATAGTGCTTGATGCGGTTTTGAACCTTAACTTTCAAGCACAACCTGTGGGGCTTCGGCCCCACAATGGCCCCAAGTGAAAGCCTTCCCGTGGCGGGGCTGATAAGGCGGAAACGCTGACCGATTTCACAAAAGCTGAAAGGATGTGAGTTGATGATCTTCTATGATTTTGAGGTTTTCCGGTATGACTGGCTGGTTGTCCTGATCGACCTGAACGCCCGAAAAGAAACCGTGATTATCAACGATCCCGACAAGTTAAAACGCTTCTATGAGGAACACAAGGGCGTGATTTGGGCCGGTTACAATTCCCGGAACTATGATCAGTACATCCTAAAGGCCATTCTGTGTGGGTTTGATCCAAAGCCTGTGAATGATTGGATCATTGCAGAGGACAAACCCGGTTACAGATATTCAAGCCTGTTCAGGGAATACCCGCTGATCAATTATGATGTGATGCCGAACCCGCCAATCAGCCTGAAGGCGCTGGAAGCGTTCATGGGCCATTCCATCAAAGAAACTTCTGTTCCCTTCGACATTGACCGGCCTTTGACTGCAGCAGAATTGGCCGAAACGGTCAAGTATTGCCGCCATGATGTGGAACAGACGGTGGAAGTGTGGTTAAGGCGGAAGGAAGATGAATTTGATGCCCAAATGTCACTTGTGAAGGCGTTTCACCTTCCCATTTCTGACATTGGCCGCACCAAAGCACAGCTTTCCGCCAAAATCCTTGGAGCCGTTCAGCGGGAACACAATGATGAATTTGAAATTGAGTTCCCGCCCAGCTTGCGGATCGAAAAATACACGGAAGTTCTGAACTGGTACAAAAACCCCTTGAACCGTGATTATTCCAAAACCCTTGAATTGGATGTGGCCGGGGTTCCCCATGTGTTCGCTTGGGGTGGCCTTCACGGGGCCATTCCCAAATATCACGGGGAAGGTTGGTTTGTCAATGTGGATGTGGCTTCCTATTACCCGTCTTTGATGCTGGTTTATAAGTGGCTTTCCCGTAATGTTCACGATCCTTCCAAGTATGCGGAAATCTATCACACCCGCCTGAAGCTGAAGGCGGAGAAGAACCCCATGCAACAGCCTTACAAGATTGTTCTGAACAGCACCTATGGCGCTATGAAGGATAAGCACAATGCCATGTATGACCCCCGGCAAGCCAACAATGTTTGTGTGGGCGGTCAGCTTCTTCTTCTGGATTTGATTGAACGGCTGGAAGATCATTGTGAAATCATCCAGAGCAACACAGATGGTATTTTGGTCAAACTTCGCCGGTATGAAGATTTTGAAATGCTGGACGATCTGTGTTGGGAGTGGGAGCAAAGAACCGGGATGCGCCTTGAATTTGATGAATTTCAAAAGGTGTATCAGAAGGATGTGAACAATTACATCATTGTTCCTTCCGGGCCGCTTCGTGACGAAAAAGGGAAACCCCGCTGGAAGTGCAAGGGTGCCTATGTCAAAAAACTGTCCGATCTGGATTATGACCTTCCCATTGTCAACCGGGCCATTGTGAACTATTTCCTTCATGGGATCAGCCCGGAAACAACCATCATGGAATGTTCCAATCTTCGAGATTTTCAGAAGGTTGTGAAGGTGTCCAGCAAGTACAAATATGCCCTTTATTCCCCGGTGGTTACGGAAGCTAATATCAGGGATGAAAAAGGCCGTTCTAAGAAAATCACCCGCTTCAGCGGCGGTGAGGTTCAGACGGATAAAACCTTCCGGGTGTTCGCTTCCAAGGATCAGAGCAAGGGCGGAATCTTCAAGGTTTCCGGGAAAATCGTCAAGGGCCGGGAAAAGAACCCTGAAAAGTTCGGCAACACCCCGGATCATTGTTTTTTCATCAATGATGATGTGACCAACCTTCCTATCCCGGATGAACTGGACAAGCAATATTACATTGATGTTGCTTGGGATCGGTTGAAAGATTTCGGGGTGGAACGATGAACAATAAAACCTTTCGGGGGGGGGGAGCGTTGAAGCATGGAACTGTTTAGGGGCTATGTGCCTACCAGAAATAAACAATGCCTTGAAAAGTTCAAAGGCGTTGAAAAACTGAAAACCCGTTCTGAAGTCCAAGACCTTGATGAATACGCCGGTATTCTTGGAGAAGAAACCATCCTGATTGATGTGGACGATGCGGAAACATCTGAACTTTTGTTCAGAATTGTTCAGGATTTAGAACTGAAGTGCAGAGTGTACGCCACCACACGGGGAAAACACTTCTTGTTCAAGAACTGTGGTGTTAAAAAAAGCTGGACGAAATGCACCTTGGCCGTGGGTATCACCACGGATGGAAAGGTTGGAGCCAATAACAGCTATGAAATCTTGAAGTCCGGTGGCGTGGAACGGCCCATTCTGTATGACTTCCCTGAAGGGGAGATTCAGGAACTTCCCAAGTGGCTGACTCCGGTGAAAACGGATATTGACTTCAAATCCCTTGGTGAAGGTGATGGGCGCAATGATGCTTTCTACCGATATATCCTTACGCTTCAAGACAATGACCTGACCAAAGAAGAAGCCCGTGAATGTATCAGGCTGATCAACCGCTATGTGCTGAAGAAGCCCCTTTCCGACAAGGAACTTGATGTGATCCTTCGGGATGAAGCATTTCAAAAGCAATCCTTCTTCAAGGGCCGATCCTTTCAACATGACCGCTTTGCCGAATATTTGAAGCGGGATTCCCATATTGCCAAAATCAATGGACGGTTGCATATCTATCAGGATGGCATTTACACCCCTTCGGCAGAAGCCATTGAAAAAGCAATGGTGACGCTGATCCCGTTTCTGAAGGATGCACAGCGGAAGGAAACTCTGAAACAACTGAACTTAATTTGTGATACCCGGCAACCCGCTTCCCCGGAACTAATTGCTTTCAGCAACGGCCTTTACAATATCCGGGATGATTCCTTCAAAGAGTTCACCCCGGATGTGGTGATCACCAATAAAATCCCGTGGCCGTACAATCCCGCCGCATATAATGAACTTCTGGATCACACCCTTGATAAAATTGCCTGTAACCGGCCAGAAATCCGGGCATTATTGGAAGAAATGATTGGTTCAACCTTCTATCGTTCCAACACCGTTGCGGGTGGCCGTTCATTCATTCTGACCGGTGAAGGCGCAAACGGTAAATCAACTATTTTGGTTGCCCTGAAAACCCTTTTGGGCGTTCAGAACATTGCTTCCCTTGACCTGAAGGAATTAGGTGATAGGTTCAAAACCGCTGAACTGTTCGGCAAGCTGGCGAACATCGGTGATGATATTGGTGATGAATTTATTGCCAATGCTTCCGTGTTCAAGAAGCTGGTCACGGGTGATCGGGTGAATGTGGAGCGCAAAGGCCAAGATCCTTTTGAGTTCAACAATTATTCCAAGTTCCTGTTCAGCGCCAACAATATTCCCCGTATCAAGGACAAAACCGGAGCCGTTCAGCGGCGTTTGGTGATCGTTCCCTTCGATGCCAAGTTCACCCCCAATGATGCAGACTTCCGCCCATTCATCAAGGATGAACTGTGTGAACAGGGTTCAATGGAATATCTGGCCTTGCTTGGCCTTCAGGGGTTGAAGCGGGTTCTTGGGAACGCACAGTTCACTACTTCCAGCAGAGTTCAGGGGCAGTTGGACGAATATGAGGAAAACAACAACCCCATTATTGGGTTCATCAATGAAGTGGGCCTTGACGGGATTGAAAATGAAGCCACCGATTCCGTGTATCGCCGGTATAAGGAATATTGCATTGCAAACAACTTCCAAGCCCTTTCCAAGATTGAGTTTTCCCGGCAGATCACAAAACGCTGTGGCTTCACAACGGTTCCCAAGTGGATCAGAAACCGGAAAACCCGTGTATTTGTGAAAGGCGGTGACACAGAATGAGTGGTTCCAAGAAGGTGTTCACCACTTTGGGCAGTTCCAACCATGTTCCTGAAGAACGAGAAGCATTTGATTACTACGCCACCGATCCAAGGGCCGTGGAAATGCTTCTGGAACTGGAACAGTTTTCCCCGGTCATTTGGGAACCGGCCTGTGGGGAAGGCCATATTTCCAAGGTGCTTCAGGCCCACGGTTATGAAGTCATTTCAACTGATCTGATTTACCGGGGCTTCGGTGATCCTGAACCGTTGGATTTCCTGAAGGAAACGCTGGACGATTTTGAAGGCGATATAATCACAAACCCGCCATATTCAATGGGGCTTGAATTTGTTCAAAGGGCGCTTGAAAGCGTCCGCCCCGGTGGGAAAGTGGCTATGTTCCTGAAGGTTCAGTTCTTGGAGGGGCAAAAACGGGGTGAGTTCTTCAGGCATACCCCCCCCGAAAAGTTTATATCAGCCGTTCCCGGCTGGCCTGTTATAAAAACGGTGATATGACCGGGAAACCGGAAAGCGCCATTGCCTATGCGTGGTATGTGTGGGAAAAGGGCTTCACCGGTGATCCGGTGATCAAATGGTTCAACTGAAAGAAAGGATGATTTCAATGTTACCTAAAACCAAAACGGAACGCCATTCCGATATTTGCAAGGAAATCAATGCCTTGTACGCCATGAAAAATCATGACTATGGTGACAGCTTTCACCAGACCTTCACGGAAGAAGGAATGGCAATGCCCCGGATCAGGCTTGGGGATAAGATGGCCCGGTTCAAGAGCCTGACCAAATCCGAGGTTCAGGAAGTCAAGGATGAATCTATCCGTGATACCCTGATTGACCTTGCCAATTACGCCATTATGACGGTTCTTGAACTGGACGATCTGAAAGCGGAGGAACACGCCAATGAACGCTAACCGTTATATGCGGGATTCCTTGCGAACCGCTGACCGTTCCAACATGGATCGGCTGAAGCTGGAATGTGCCTTGGGCCTTTGCGGTGAAGCCGGTGAAGTGGCCGAACAGGTGAAGAAACATTTCTTCCACGGCCATGAACTGGACAAGCGCCACATGATTGAAGAACTTGGTGATGTGGCTTGGTATTTGGCCGTTTTGTGTGATGCCATTGGTTCTGACCTTGATACGGTCATGGAAGAAAACTTGAAAAAGCTGGAACAGCGTTACCCTGAAGGGTTCGATCCTTACCGGTCACAGCACCGGAATGAATTGGGAGGTTGAAGAAAATGAAAATTATCAAGCCTGATGTGCAGTTCATCACCCCGATTGATGGGGCCACTATTCTGAAGCGGCTGGAACAATGTGGCCGTGTCTGCTACAAGTCCGAGGATAAGATCACGGAAGGTTCCGCTGAAAAGTTCGTTGCCGGGATCATCAAGCGTGGGCATGAAGCAGTTCTGGAACATTGTTCCTTTACGGTGAAGTTCATTTGTGATCGTGGGGTTTCTCATGAGATCGTCCGCCACCGGATGGCTTCTTACTGTCAGGAATCCACCCGCTATTGTAATTACGGCAAGGGCAAGTTCGGTGAGGAAATCACGGTGATTGAACCTTGCTTCCTTGAACCCGGTTCCAGAGCCTATGACTATTGGCGGGATGCCTGTGAAGGGGTGGAAATTCGCTATTTTGATATGCTGGCGGAAGGATGCACACCGCAAGAAGCCCGTTCGGTTCTGCCCAACAGCCTGAAAACGGAAGTGGTCATGACGGCCAACATTCGTGAATGGCGGCATTTCCTGAAGTTGCGCTGTTCCCCCGCCGCACATCCGCAGATGCGGGAAGTGGCCTTGATCCTGTTGGACAAGGTTCATTGGCTGATTCCGGTGTGCTTCGATGATATTTGGAGTGAATATCATGCCGATGTTTAAGAAGTCCGGTGGTAAAATTTTCGCTGTTCAGTTCAACAAAGCTGAAGAACGGGCCTTGGATCAGGAAATCAAGAAACAGATTGTGGAAAATGATCGGGCCTTTGACATGGACAAAGAATCATCCATACTGTGGATGCTTCACACCCGATTTAGATTTGGCCCAAAGCGTCTGAAGCTGGCGTGGAAGCTGTTCTATGCCGAAACCCTGAAGCTACGGGAATATTACCTGATGGATCAGGAAGATGATGGGTGGCTTGCCCGTCAAAAGCTGAAGGACATTGGGTGTGATATTGAAGAATGGTACAGAGAAGAAGGAGGGAAAACCGATGCCTAAACCTTGGGAAAATGCTGAAGGCTATCACGATCCGACAGCCTACCACGGCACAAAGAATATCATCCGTGACGAGGATGAACAGCAGAAGCGGGTGAACACCCTGATCTTCGTCCTGAAGTACATCACCCGTTTGGCGGGGTTTGAACTTCTGAACCACATTGAAATCAAAGACCGTAAAACCGGGAGGGAATACCGATGATGAATAAGCCTTGCCCTTTCTGTGGTGGAGAACCCTTTTTCATGGATTGTGACGGGTGGTATTGGGTTCGTTGTAGAAAATGTGGGGTTGAAACACCCGGATCAGATATAATAGAAATTGCGGAAAATCAATGGAATAGGCGGGTGAATGACGATGAAGAAAATGCTGGTGGTGCTGGCCCTGACGCTGTTCTTGATGGCCGTGGCGGAGCATTACAACATTGATCCCGCTTGGTTCCTGATCGTTTGGTATCTTTCGGACAACATTCCCACCCGGAACGCCTGAACAGGGGTTTCTTCAGTAGGAGTTGGAACAGCGTGTGGAACAGGTATGGAATAGATGTTTTTTCTATATCTGTTCCGCACAAAACCCTTGATATATCAGGCTTTTTCAGTTGATTTCAGGAAACGGAACAGATGGAACAGATGTAAATATACTTTCTTCTTATAAAGAAAAAAATATATAAGAAATGTGTATATAAGGAACTGCCCGTTTTATCTGTTCCATGCGTTCCAAAGTCCTGAAACCCCTTGATTTTTCGGCATTTATCCACGGTACAGATGCAATGAAAACGGAACAGACTACCACAGAAAGGATGTGTTACATAGTGAATGACAAAGACCTTTCCCAACAGGCTAAAGAATACTTTGCCCAAATCAGGAAAACGGATCGTTTGATCAATCGGCTTGATAGTACCATTGCAACCTTGCGTTCCAGCTTGACTTCTACCGGAAGCCAACTGAAGCAGGACAAGGTTCAGACTTCAGGCCCCAAGAATACCCTTGAAGAAACCATCACCAAGATCATTGACCTTGAAGCCAAGATCAATGCCCGGATTGATGAACTTGTGAGCATGAAACAGGAAGCGTTCACCATGATCAACCGGATTCCTGACCTTGATCAGCAAAATATTCTGATCGGGCGCTATATTCAGTTGAAAAAATGGGAAGATATTTCTGAAGAACTGAACTATTCCATGCAATGGGTTTTTGAACTCCACGGAAAGGGTTTGCTTGCTTTCGCCAAGGCAAACAGCGACTTTCTAAACAACCGAGAAAACCAGAGCACCACCGGTTTCAAACAGAGTAAAGAATCAATAGAATAGTAAATAAGAAATTGCGCCTACGGGAAACCGGGGCGCTTTTTCTATGCCTAATGAAAGGGGTGAATACCTGTGACACCAAGACAGCGGAAGTTCTGTGATGAATACCTGATCAGCGGCAACGCTACGGATGCGGCAATCAAGGCGGGGTATTCGCCCAAGACCGCAAAGCAGACGGGTTCTGAAAACCTTGCAAAACCTGACTTGAAAGCGTACATCGAAACCGAACTTGAAAAACTTCATTCGGCCAAGATCGCTGATGCTGAAGAAGTCATGAAATACCTGACTTCGGTAATGCGGGGGGAACATACTGAAGAAATCCCGATCCTGTGCGGTGACGGTTGCCAAGAGTTGACGCAGAAAGAGGTTGGAGCCAAAGAAAGGCTGAAGGCCGCTGAACTGATCGGCAAGCGTTATGGTATGTTCACGGACAAGGTAGGTGTGGAAGGGGCCGTTCCGGTGATTATCACGGGGGATGATCAACTTGAAGATTAGCCCACAGGCCAAGCGGGTTCACCTTCCTGAAGTGGTTGGCAAGGGTTACGGAACCTTCTGGAACTTCAAAGGCCGTTACCGGGTGTGTAAGGGAAGCCGTGCTTCCAAGAAATCCAAGACAACGGCCCTGAACATCATCAAACGGATGATGCAATACCCGGAAGCCAACACCCTTGTGGTTCGTAAGGTGTTCAGAACCTTGAAAGATTCCTGTTTCACCGAACTGAAATGGGCAATCAACCGCCTTGGGGTTTCAGCCTATTGGGAAATCAAGGAAAGCCCCCTTGAAATGACTTACCTTCCCACCGGTCAGAAGATTTACTTCCGGGGCCTTGATGATCCCCTGAAAGTCACTTCAATTACGGTTGAAATTGGCTATCTGTGCTGGTGCTGGATTGAAGAAGCATACGAAATCATGAATGAAGCTGATTTTGATATGTTGGATGAATCCATCCGTGGTGCTATCCCGGAAGAAACCGGCCTGTTCAAGCAAATCACGCTGACATTCAACCCGTGGAACGAAAAGCATTGGATCAGGAAACGCTTCTTCGGGGAGATCACCGGCAAGGATGCCCAAGGGAACCCCACATACAAGTTCCATGATAGCTGGATCAGCCCGGACGGGCAGATTTACGCCACAACCACTAATTACCTGTGTAATGAATGGCTGGACACGGCGGATTTGAAGGTGTTCAACACCATGAAGGAAAACAACCCCCGCCGCTACAAGGTGGCTGGCCTTGGGGGTTGGGGCATTGTGGATGGCCTGATTTTCGATAATTGGCGGGAAGAAGCCTTTGATTATCTGGCTATTTCCAAGAAGCCTGATGTGAAAAGCGCCTTCGGCCTTGACTTCGGTTATACCAACGATCCCACGGCCCTGTTCTGTGGGCTGGTGAGTGAGAAGGAAAGAACCATTTGGGTGTTTGATGAACTGTATGAAAAGGCCCTGACGAACCGGGCAATCTGTGACCGGATCACCGGCATGGGCTACGGCAAGGAACGGATCAAGGCCGATTGTGCCGAACCCAAGAGCATTGATGAATTGCGGGATGCTGGCCTTCATCGTATCAGAGCCGCCCGGAAGGGCAAGGACAGCGTGAACAACGGAATCCAGTACATTCAGGGTTACACCATCATTGTTCATCCCCGATGCGTGAACTTCATCACAGAGATTTCAAACTACACATGGGCAGAAGATAAGTTCGGGGCCAAGATCAATGTTCCCATTGATGATTTCAACCACCTTATGGACGCTATGCGTTACGGGCTGGAAGATATGTTGGTTGGCCCGACATATTCTTTTTCTTAATTCCTGAAAACCTCTTGACTTTTCTTTGTAGGTACATTATAATTTAATTGTACCCACAAAGAAAGGCGGTGAAGCTGATGGGTATTTCAAAAGGAACCAAGCTGACTGACAATCCCAAAAACACAACATTCAAAGTGCGACTTGATGAAGAAACTTCCAAGCGGCTTGAAATCATATCTGCTGAAACTAAAGTTTCCAAAGCGGAAGTAATCAGAAAAGGGATTGACATTCAGTTTGAAGCCTTAGACAAAAAATAAGACAATCGGGGAGCCGTGGAAAGCAAATCCCGATTGTCTTACCCACCAGAGGTTTCCCAACTGGATAAATCCATTCTATCACAGTTGGGAACTTCTATCAAGTGAAAATTGATGGAGGTTTAACATGGAAAAATTGATCAAGAGCATTGAAAGCGTACACCCCGGCAAGTATGACCTTCGCAGGAATGAACTGGATGAACTCTATGACGCATATCATCACGACACTTTCAAGCTGATTGCCGTGGTGTTCAAGCTGGGCTTTGCCCGTGGACAGAAGGCGGTGAAGAATGGGTAATTTCATCGACCTAACCGGCAAACGATTTGGACGGTTAGAAGTTATCAGCAGGGCAAATAACAATTCGGAAAATCTAATTTGCTGGAATTGCAAATGTGATTGTGGAAATATGAAGGTTGTTCGTGGAAAAGATTTGAAGCGAGGACACGCTAAATCTTGCGGGTGCTTGCAGAAAGAATTATTAACAGAAGTGAAGATTTCAAAGACACACGGCCTTTATGGAACCCGGTTAAGCCGCATTTGGCGAAACATGAAAAATCGCTGTTATAATCAGCGTGATAAGGTTTTTCACTTTTATGGTGAGCGTGGAATTACCGTCTGTGATAAATGGAAGGACAGTTTCCAAGCCTTCTATGACTGGGCTATGTCACATGGGTATCAAGATGATTTGACCATTGACCGAATTGATGTGAATGGTAATTACTGCCCGGAGAATTGTCGGTGGGTTAGCATGAAAGTTCAGAACAATAACAGACGCCCAAGAAGTAAAGCTAAATAAAGTATTGCCCACTCCGTAAAATGCGGGGTGGGCAATCTAATTAACAACATGATAGTAACAAAATCCCCCCGGAAATCGTGTGATTCCGGGGGATTGCAATTATTAAGCAATGAAGAAAGGCGGTAAGTGAATATGTTTCTGGATAACGCTATGGAGCGTATCAACCGCCTGATCCTTCAGGGTGGGCGAACCGGCATGACTGAAAATCAGTTCTTCGCCGCTGAAATCAAGGAATGGAAGAATAGTCAGCGCCGCAAGGATCAGGTTATAGGTGATCTGTACTATGAAGGACAGCATGACATTCTTCAGCGTCAGCGCACAATCATTGGTGAAAACGGTCAACTTCAGGTGGTGACGAACCTTCCGAACAACCGCCTGATTGATAACCAATATGCCCTGATGGTGGATCAGAAAACCAACTACCTTGTGGGCAAGCCCTTCACCCTGAACTGTCAGGATAAGGGTTACACGGATGCTTTGGGCAAGGTTTTCAACAAACGGTTTTACCGGCTTCTGAAATATGTTTGTGAAGATGCCCTGAACGGTGGCATTGGCTGGCTTTATCCTTACTACAATGAAGCTGGTGAATTGACCTTCAAGCATTTCCCGGCCTATGACATTCTTCCTTTTTGGGCTGACGATGATCACACCATCCTTGATTGTGCGATTCGTTACTACACCCAAGAAGTGTGGAACGGCTACCAGAAGGAAAAGGTGGAGAAGGTGGAAATCTTCAAAGCCGATGGCATTTACCGGTATATCTATCAAAATGATATGCTGATTGCCGATGTGGAAGCCGGTGAACACGAAAACTATTTCATGGTTGAGGAAGAAGGCCAAGAACCCAAGGGGTTCAACTGGACAAGGATTCCTCTGGTTCCCTTCAAGTATAACAAACAGGAAATCCCCCTGATCCGCCGTGTGAAAACCCTTCAGGACGGAATCAACACCATGATTTCCGACTTTGAAAACAATATGCAAGAGGACGCACGGAACACCATTCTGGTTCTGAAGAACTATGACGGTGAAAATCTTGGTGAGTTCCGCCACAACCTTTCCACCTATGGAGCCGTGAAGGTTCGTGAGGATGGCGGGGTTGAAACCCTTCAGGTTGAAATCAATGCAGAGAACTACAAGGGCATTTTGGAACTTCTGAAGAAGTCCTTGATTGAAAATGCCCGTGGTTACGATGCCAAGGATGATCGTTTGAGTGGCAACCCCAATCAAATGAACATTCAATCCATGTATTCTGACATTGACCTTGACGCAAACGGCATGGAAACCGAGTTCCAAGCGGCCTTTGAAGAACTGTTGTGGTTCATCAATCAGGATTTCAGCAACAGGGGCTTGGGCGATTATGAAGGCGCTGAACTTCAGATCGTGTTCAACCGTGACATTCTAATCAATGAAACGGAATCCATTGAAAACTGTTCCAAGTCCGTTGGTATTCTGTCCACGGAAACCATTGTGGAACAGCACCCGTGGGTTACGGATGTTGAAGTGGAGCTGGCCCGGTTGCGTAAGGAAAAGGATGAAGCAATGGAACAGGCACAGGAATACGCCGGGGCCTTCCAGACCGGCAACCAGAACAAAGGTGACAATGGCGAGGGTGAATAACCCCCGCCGTTTCACAATATATGCCGGGGCAGACCTTGAGTGTGGCGGGGTGCTATTACTCCTACCCGCCAAAGGGTGAAATTCCCTTCCCCGGCCCATCATGGCCCGTTAGTCAAGCGGTTAAGACACCGCCTTTTCACGGCGGTAACGCCGGTTCGATCCCGGCACGGGCTACCATGCTTCCCTGTTGGACTTGGCTGAAAATGCTTGCGGGGCCTTCAGCCCTGATGGGGAAGTCTTATTTGCTGAAGTGGATGGAATAGGCAGACACGGCGGATTCAAAATCCGTTGCCGCAAGGCGTGTGGGTTCAAATCCCACCTTCAGCACCATTTTTCAGGATTGGAGGAACGGCCCATGAGAAATGCGGATTATTGGCGTGGGCGGTTTTCCATCTTGGAGGACAGCGCCCACAGAGAAGCCCAAAAGACTATTCAGGGCATGGAAGAATTGTATTTGGATGCACAGCGTTCCGTTCAGAAGGAAATTGAAAGCTGGTATGCCCGTTTTGCGGTGAACAACCAAATCAGCCTGACCGATGCCCGGAAATGGCTGACCGCTGGACAGCTTGAAGAATTTCATTGGAGCGTTGAACAGTATATCAAGATCGGTGAACAGGCCGGGTTGGATGCGGCATGGCTGAAGAAGCTGGAAAATGCGTCTGCCCGGTTCCACATTTCCCGCCTTGAAGCTGTTCAGACAGGTATTCAGCAACAGCTTGAATTGCTGTACGGCAATCAGGTTGATAGTCTGGATGCCCTATTGAAGAAGGTTGTGGGCAATGGCTATACCCACACGGCTTTTGAGGTTCAGAAGGGTGTGGGCCTTGGTTGGGATATTACCGGGCTGGATCAGAAGAAACTTGAAACCTTGCTTTCAAAGCCTTGGACAACGGACGGGCGAACCTTCCGGGATCGCTGTTGGCTGAACAAGAATGATCTGGTGGGTTCGGTCAGTAAGAGCCTGACGCAAGGGCTTCTTCGGGGTGATTCCCCATCCAAGATCACCACAGCCATTCAGAAGCAGTTCGGGGTTCATCGGTATAAGGCGGGGCGGTTGGTTAATACTGAAACCACCTATTTCAACGCCGTTGCCACCAAGGAATGTTACAAGGATTTGGATGTTGAAATGGTGGAAATCATTGAAACGCTGGATTCCCATACCTGTTCCATTTGTGGTGGGCTTGATGGTAAGGTGATCCCCATTTCCCAATATGAACCCGGTGTGACCGTGCCGCCGTTCCATCCCAACTGTCGAGGAACTACGGCCCCGGCCATTGATCCCAAGTATGCCGGTGAAAGAGCCGCCCGGAACGCTGATGGGGATGTGTACTATGTTCCCGCCAACATGAAATATGCTGATTGGGTTCAGACCTTCGTGAACGGCGGTTCCAAGGCTGGCTTGACCGTTGCAACCGGGGCCGCTGTGACAAAAGCCCTTCGAGATTACAACACCGAGTTTGGAAAGAAGTTCGGCAAAGACCATTATGATCAGATTCGTGATCGTGTGGACGCTTGCCAAAGTTCTGACCTTCAGGCCGCTTGGGATAAGTATGAAAACCAAATCAAGGTTGCAAAGGCTGACCATCAAGGCGGCGCATATTGCCAAGGCAAAAATATTTATGTGAATATTGATGCCGATTCTAAAGGCCGTTCTTGGAGCGCCCCTTACGCAACCACCTTCCATGAAAGCGGCCATGCCATTGATGGGCTTGCGGCACAGCTTGGAACCCCGAATGGTCAATGGCATTTTTCTTCTACTTACAAGGGCGGGGCTTTTCCCCAAACCATCAAGGATGAAGTGAATGATTGGGTGGATCGGGTTCTTGCTGACATGAAGGCCCATAAAGATGATTTCCCGTATTGGGTACAAAAAGGCTGGATGTCGCAAAACACCGCTGATTTCTACATCAAGTATGGTGGATTCAAGGTTAAAAAATCCTATGCTTATGCCGCTGTTCAAGCGGAAGTGAAGGCATTGACCCCATTGC